GGTCTTTGTCGTCAGGGTTTTGCGACTTCTGCAATCGCTCAAGCAACTTGTTTTTCCGTTTCTCCAATTCCTTGACGATCTTGTCGCCAATCTTGGACTCCGATTTACCCTTTGCGGCTGCCTTCTCTGCATGTGCATCGATGATGGCCGCTTCCAAGTCTGACACTTCCTCTTGGATGAACGCTTGTTCGCTCTCTGGTCGCAGTCGCATCCCTTCAAGGTTTTCGTGCGTCATGATAATCATGTCATAATCGCCAGTCGCAATTCGATGCAGTGTCTCTCTTCGCGATTCCTTGTCGAACATATCGCTTAGGGAGAGAATCCTGGCTTCCGGGTAAAGCTCTTGGGCTTCGCGCGTGAATTGCTCTATGGTGGATTTCAGTACGGCAAACGCGGGTTTTTTCGCAAGCCCTAAACGACGACACTCCATCGCCGCTGCGACCATGCTCGTAGTTTTACCTGTTCCGACTTCGTGTGCCGCAAGCCCAACACCTGTCGTCACTACGCGCCAGACGAAATTCTTTTGTATGTCATACAGGCGGGCTGCGTACTTTTCGTCCATTCCTGGGAATGTTTGGTGACTCCCATCGAATGTCCGCTCTTTGATATTGTTGTTCTTTTCGTTGTAGGACTTTTCAAGAACCTGCGATACTTGCGGCAGACTCAGAGCCCACTCGCTGAACCTCTCTTGCAGCTCTTCCACCTTTGACTGTGCCGCGTCGGTCAACTCGCGATTAAGAAATTTGGTTTCGCCATCGTACTCCCAGACGTTGATCGCTCGTTGCGTCATCGCTGCTTCGACGATTTCACTGAACTTTACGCGAATGTCGCCTTCGGAGTCATAGATCGACCAAGCCTCCGCTGCTCTACCCGAGTTTACGCTGGAAGGCAACTCCGTCAGCCAGGATGCCGCGCTGTCGCTGTACCGAAATTTGATTCCCGAGGATCCATATCGGTTGATACCTACCGCACTTGCCACAAACGCTTCATAAACTTCATGGTGAACCCAGGGTGAGCCCATACGCACCGAGATGTCCTGGATCGGAACGTCTTCTGGCTGCGCTGCTCGCAACGCTTCCACGTTGGGTAGGTATCGATCGTCTGTCTTTGCAACCTCAATTGCCTGGGCAAGTTTTTCCCTGGTGTTTCCTGATAGGTATTCATCGCGAGATTCCCACTTGTCACCGTTCGGGTTTAGATAGGCCAATCCCTTCTTGGTAAGTTCCTGTCCTACATCTTCCACAGTCTTGCCAAGCAGAGATGAAATCCGAGCGACATCGATCGATGCTGCATCGTGCATGGACACGCCAACGGCATCCTCGATGGTTTTAGCCTCGGAGACTCTGGTAGCGCGGCGTGCCGTGCTCTTCTCAAACACATCTGCTTTACGGAACTCCTTGGATTTCTTATCGTAGGACTCCAGGGACATAATCATCGGGCGGTCCAGGTCGCCCTTGAGTTCCGCTGCATGGTCATGGAGTAGCCCGTACTTGCCCCGGAAAGAATCGTACATCGCGTTGAGTTCCGACCGGATTGCGGCACCATCTTTCCCGGCTCGCTCGGCTGCGACGAGTTCTCGAACTTTGTCGCGAATACCGATCATGGACATTAAGACCTCTTTCTTTTCATTCTTGAATCGATGTGGCTCCAGGGCTCCGTTGACGTAGGTGTATAGCCCGCCATCGTGAATGACCGTTTCTCCTTCGTTGTGCTTGGTAGCCGTCAAAATGCGTTCCGGCTCGTCTGGTATCGATGGTCCGCGAACGCTAGCTTGGCTGGTTCGAACGATGTTTTCCGGGAGACGATCGATAGCATCTTGGAACAGGGTCTCAAAGTCGTCGGTTGCTTGGACGTTTTTCATTCCGCCCGTGTACATGGTTCCAGATCGATCCAGCGTTCCGAGGATCTGTTCTGGATGCTCTGCAAAGTAACGGTTGACTCGAATCGGATCTCCTCCCAGCGGATCGGGGACTTCCACCGTGTCATCCCATTGCGGCGCAGGGACTCTCTTGCCATCTTTCCAGTGGTAGAGCCGTCCTAGTGAGTCCACCGTTATTCCTGTGAAACCTGGTTGTTTTGTTTCAGGCTGCACAGAGTCGGGAAGGTTTCCCCCATACCTCTCTTTCAAGAGCCTTGCATTGTGTTCCTCGTTTGTGAATCTCTCGAATGATTGTTCCGCCCAGCGGTTTCCTGGTGGCAGAGCTTCCGGTGGCACTTCATCAGGGATATCTTCGGGAACCGCTCCCTTCTTGCGAAGAATCACCAAATCGGTAACGACTTCGGTTCCAGCGTTCTCTTTGTGCATGGTCCCTGGGAATCGAACGGCAGACACAAACTCCATGTCTGCGTCGATCGCCTTCCGAACATCGGGGGAAATCTTGTCCATCGTCCCAGCGCTCGTAATGAGCATTGCCAACCCACCCGGCTTGGTCGTTTGGGCTGAGCGAAGGAAATAGTAATCGTGGAGGTTGGGACGCAAATTGCCTAACTTGGAATCCCGTATGATTTGCGATTCATCGAATGGAACATTGGTCGCAACAAGATCGAAGTAGTTGTCTGGTGTCTTGTATTCCTCGAACGGAGAAACAACTACATTGGCATCCGGGTAGAGTGCTTTCGCGATCGTCGCCGATCCTGGATCCATCTCAACCGCCGTGATGGCCGTATTGCTTTTTACGTCTTCCGGCATGAACCCAAGGTAGTAACCTCCACCAACGGCGGGCTCCAGCATTTTTCCGCCTGTGAAGCCTAGCCGCTTTGCCATCTCCCATTGCTTCTTGACCACTTCGGGGTGGGTATAATGCCCGTTAATTACAGATGCTCTAGCCGCTTCGTAGCCATCTTGGCCCAACAGGGTTTTGAGTTCCTTCCGCTCCTTGTCCCATTTGTCCTGTTCCTTGGAGTTGGTTGCGATCCTCCGAAGTTCTTCGGATAGGTCGTCGCGATCGTAATAAAGACGTTCGTGGTAGTCGTTGAACAGTCCTGGCATCTGTCCCCACCCAACGAACTTAGAAATCTTTTCTTTTTCCTCCGGGGTTGCTTCGCGATCCTCGTCTTCGATCAACTTGAGAGTACGCAAAGCCTCCAGGTTATCCTTGAACTTAGATTTCACGCCGCTTGAAAAGAACTTGGTGGACTTGTATGAGTAGTTCCGCTCGTTTAGGCTTCCTCGCTTGGGTTTGGGTGCTGCGCTCGTCTGCGCTGGTTTTGTCGCTTTTGGTGCGGTCTGGCTGGAGTGATGGTGCAATACCATCGAAGCAAAGTCCGCCGCATCGGCAATGTGTGTGAAGGTTCGATCGTAATCAGTACGCTTGCGCGATGGATCGTAATGCCGAACCGTGTACAACAGCTTGCCGCCTTTGCGTTGGCTAATGATTTGCACTTTGTTTCCGTTCTTCAGCGTCAGCCTGTGCCCGGCCTGCAATGTCAGCGACCATCGATCGTGAAACTTGCTTTTGCCATCAAGAGTGGGGGCTTTGACAGGGAGCGGCTTGGGATTCGGTTTGGGTTCCTCATCAGACGACGCTTTTTCGCCGCTCTCAAGTTCCTTGCGCTGCTCGGGCGTGGCTTTATCGACAACATCCGATGGCACGAACTGCCCACCATGGTATTCATTGCCAGCAATTACTAGGGGCTTTTCCTTGGTGTAGCCTTTTGGCGCTCGCATCGCTGTCATCAGTTGTGGCTCGGTCTCTCCAAGGGCGAACATTGCTGCCTTAACAACATTGGACGCCGATAGAACGCCTTCCCCAACGGCTTGCACTGCATCGAACTTCACACCCATCAGGGTTGGATCCTGGCCCATGCTGGGATCGCTGCCATCGTCTATGCCGCCCATGGGATCCATGCCGGGATCCATGCCGCCCATGGATGGGTCCATGCCTCCCATGCCTCCCATGGAGGGTCCGCGTTGCTGCTCAAGGGCTTGCTTGGCGAGTGGCTTGTGGGACACGTCAAACGGAATCATGCGTCCAAAGTTATTGACGATGCCCGGCTCGAGCAGTTGCTCCTTGATGTCTCGCAGGATCACTTCCACCCATGGGTCTAAGTTCGCGTAGAGGATCCCCATGGGGATTAACCTACCCTGCCAGGATCCCGTATCGTCGGCTTTGAGAACTCCATCGGGTACGAACATGCCGCGTAGCATCTCCCCATCGAGATCCCCAGGGTACTGAAGGATGTGCGAGGGGTTCGACGGGACGGTGGCGCGTGTGAGATTCCACATCGGGTTCCCTTTGTCGTCGTATTGGGCTGGAGTGGTCGTCACACCTCCCGCTTCGAGTTGTTCGACGATTTCTCGCGCTAGCTCGCGGTTACTAATTTCGTGCGGTGCGTCGATGGTTCCCACGTCGGTCGAGCCCTCGGGATAGCGCAGGTCGGCACCACCATAAGCATCCTTGTGCATAAACAATCGACGGACATCGATCGCACCGCCGTCAAAGTGCTTATCCGCCCATGCGCGGTAGGCCCCTGTGAGGACAGATCGCCCGTAGAGTTCGCCCGGCTGCGCGTCGTAGCTATGGAAAAACGCCTCTGGAAACCGTAGGTCGACGTAGCCTTCAAGGGCGCTCTTGACGTGCATAAAACGAACGCCGCACGGTCGTCCGGTTTCATTGGCGACCAACACCCGCACGTCGTTTGCGTGTCGCTGTTCGATCGTAGCGATTTCCCACGTCCCGAATTCCTCGGATCGCTCCCAGATGACTTCCATGCCGCTCCAGCCGTAAACCTGCGCTGAGGAAATGTGCTCAAGCGCACAGGACCAGAGTTTGCGGATCTGCCGCATTACCCACGCTCCGACCGCTTCATCCTGGCACATCACGCCGATCTGCCATTGGCCGTTCATCTCATAGCCAAACTCGCATCCTTGGATCGCCGCGCGGCGGGCTGCAAGTCCGATCTGGATCGTTTCGTCGAGTAGGATCTGCTCGATGACCTGGAACGACATCACGGGTAGCTTTTGGTGCCGACGTAGCCACCATGTTTGGATCGGAGAGTAGCCCTTCGTCTTCGCGACAGGCTTTTTTATCGCGTCGCTGATGCGTCCATCGTTTCGGCTGTCGTTTCGAGTCTGGTCAGGTACGGTACTCATGGCATCTTCCCACAATGTTTATCGACTAGCAGTTGGACAGCCTGGTTTCGAGCGTTTGCTGCGATTTGTTCATCGCCGTAAGCTTCGAGCCACAGTTGATAAACTGCTTGGTAGTCTGTCGCGTCATAGTTCCCTGCATCGATCCGCTTCTTGGCACGAATCGACGGCATCAATTCTTCCAGCGCCACAATCTGTGCGCTGGTCAAGTCAAACGGATTGATTCCTAGCTCTACTCCGAGCCGGATTCTCCGTTCGTATTTTTTTTTATTGCTTCGATGACGGATCCCAATTTCGTCCAGATTTGGAACGCCTCGGAGACAGTCGCGCCGTCGACTCCCATCTTCTGCAACTCGCTTGCCACGTCAGACAGGAACGCGCGCGTCGCGTACACTTGCCCATCGCGCCGTTCGAGTGCGTGCTTGCGTTCCAAATCTTCGAACACTAGCCGCATCTCGAGCACGTCGAGTGTTGCGTTGCGCTCTTGCCCGTCACGTTTGTACGAGACAGAGAACGATTCGGAAGTAAGATCAATTTGTGCCACAATCGCATCCTTTAACTACGGAACATTAGGGGTCTGCGGGGGTGTTCCGGTACCGCCCGTGCCCGAACTGAGCGTGCCACCGTAGCCGCTCCCATCGGTTTTTCGTGATGTATCCATCGATGCTGGAAGATCCTGGAGTTGGTACAGGATTTCCCACTTTGCCGCGTACACAGGCTGGCAATAGAAAATTCCTAGGCACGTCGGCTTAAACGACTTGTCGATGCAAGAAAGTTTTGCGCCTGGAACCACCAGCTTGGGCATGGGGATGTCATAGCCAACGCGGATCGCAGTGCCGCGATATACCAGCGTGTTTGCGTACCCTGGATTCTTCGCGAGGATTGCCGGAATTTCCGCGCGTGTGTCCCGGCCTAGTTTTTTGAGTTCATTGAAGCTTACCACGCCATCTTCGATAGCTTCCGGACCCGTTGGCACCCAGTGATCGCGCTCTACGCCGTATTGATACAAATCGATAGAGGCTTCGAAATGCGCCCAGGAGTTTTCCGGAGGAGGAAGAGGATTGCACAGGTGCTCGGGCTGAGTCACTGTAGGATCGATGTGATAGTCGTGCTCATCGCGAATTACCGGAAGCGACGGGTAATTCATGTTTACCAATAGATCCTGCGCAATTGGATCTGGCGTTAGGTTGCTGATCCCCCTTGGCTCCTCAATGTGGTGCATCGAAACTTCCCACGGATCCCATCGCAACTCGACGGGCTGGAAAATCCCGCTTTTTGCCAACCATTCGTCAACGTCGTTCAGCGTTCTGTAAGCCACGGACACATGCAGCGCGAGCCCAAAAATCTCCTCCTCGACCTCGATGCTTTCGATTAACGTGTCGAGACCCTGCTGCCTCGCAAAAAAAATGCGTTTCAAAATGACTTGCTGTGCCACGAACCAAGCGTAAATGGTCGGCTGATCTGCTGCAATTTCCACTCGCACGCTAATCCTATGCTGCGTTGTCGCCATCTGCGACAGCGTTTTGGAAACGGCGTGTGTCGCCTCGATTTCGACCACTCCTGGCGGATACGGATTCCTGGTCTTGATTTGCGTGTCGACAATCGAGAAGGTCAGAGTCGCCTTATCTTCCGACAGGCTGTATTGCTGACGACGCTCGTACCCTATCGGCTTGACGATCTTAATCTCATCGCGATGACTGTCAGCGTTGTGCGCGATGCGGTTTGGGGAGACAAATTCCTTCCGGACTACTAGTGTTCCGTTGGTTGTGCGAGTTGTCCACCCTCCGTTGTCTATCGAGTACGACTGCGCATAGGTGAATGCCGCTATTTCATCGCTCGTTATCCCTTCCGATTCATTGAATAGCACGTTCAGTTCGACGACCCAATGTACTTCGATCGCCGAGGTGTAATCCTGCGCGCCCAACGGCTGGAAGTGGAGCAGTCGGGGGAATGGTCCTCCAAGAACATCCTTGACGGACGCACTACCACCCACGTCCAGGTCGAACCCTAGCCCGATGTTTGTCGCTTTGAGTCGCCCGCCGTTCCGCGTGAGCTTCGCACGAAGTTCGGTCGCCGTTCCATTCGGCGATGTCACCGTTGGCGAAACGATCGCGTCTACCTCGATTTGGATTCGGTGATACTGCGTCTGGCGACCGTCTGGAGTCAGCATCGTCTCGAGCGACACTTTTCTCTTTTGACCGATCCCAAGCGAGATTCCCTCGTACGTCAGTTCATCTACGGTCGGCGGGTTTGGCATCAGAGTCCCCTCGCCTGCGCAATGAGTTGCTGCATTAGGGCAGGATCCATCTGCCTCGGAGCGCCCATCGCGTTATGGAGCAGATTCAGCAGCGGATCCTTGAATTCCTTTTCCTCTCTGCGTCTTTCCCTGGCGTCTTGCCGCCCCATCAACTTATCGACCTTCTGCATGTGTTTTTCGTTTGCGTCACGCCATTTGGCGTCTTCCGCCGCTTCGTCGCCTAGTAGATTTAGCCAGTCGATAACCGTCGCCTCAATGACTCCGCACGATGTGCCAATAGTCTCAACAAAATTGGCGGTGGTGTTTATTCCGCCAATCAGTAACTCCACTGCGGGAAGTAGACGATCAGCCAAATCCACAAATTGATCGGTGACTCTATCACCTAAATTGTTGATCGCTTCATCTAGGCGATCTTTTGCATCTCCGACGCGAGCAAGCGTTTCGCCGCGCTCGTTAGCTCGGTCGATCAGTCGCATCTGACGCCGAACGTCGGTTTCGGCGCGCTGCTTGGCGATGTCTGCGCTGTAGCCAGCAAGTTCATCTGCTTGTTTGGCGGCTGCGTCTCCGATCGCATCGAAGGCTTTGTAGACCAAATACCCTGCCGCTGCGACCGCTGCAAGCGATCCTACGACCACTCCCGCTGCGACAGCCACCGGGCCAAGCGCTGGGCCAATTCGCGCCAGAGCTTGCGCTGCTCGAGATGCTGCGGCTTCCATCGCTGCCGAGCCCTCCGTTGCTACGGCGGCTTCCTCTGCCACAGCCGCTCCCTCGACTCTTGCTCCCGCCTGTACTGGGATGTCGGCCTTGACCGCATCGAGCGCTTTGTTCGCGAGACCGGGTGGCTTCACGCCACCTCCATCGCCTTCGGATTTTGGCTTCACTTCCTGTGAGTCCTCGCGACCGAACAGGAATTCGTCTTCCGGGGTTTGCTTCGAGGGAGGTTCCGGGCGATTTTCTATCGGAGATGCGGGAAGCGGATCGGCTGGCGTTTCGATGCGCGATGGCGTGTTGTCATGAAGGCTCTCGTTTGCGTTCCCGGTCTGCTCCGCGATCTGTTTCGTCTTTTCGTTCTCGGCCCATACACTCTCAATTGCCTTCACGATGCGATCGGCTGCGGTCTCGAGGTGCTCCGGATCGGTGTTTCGGTCGATCTGTGCGAGTCGCGTTTCGTCGCCAACTTCGTCGTTTCTGGAAGTATCTGCCCTGGGTTCATCGAGCGATCTGTCGCGTCGAGAATTGGACTGGTCGTCGGTTTTTGCCGCTGTAGGTTCTGGTTTTGGGGTGTTGTCCCGCTTGGAAAACAGCGATGCGACCGAAGATAAGGCTCCTCGGATCTCACCACTGATTGACTTGCTTATGGAGTCGAGCCCGAATGAAATCACAGGGGCATGTGGTTTTGGTTTCTCTGGTTCTTGCTGTTTTGGATTTGGAGAGTTGTCCAGTTTCTCGCGACCGAACAGATATTCGTCTTCCGGAGTTTGCTTCGGAGCATCCACCTTGACGGCAATCTCTTGCTTCCCCAAAGGTTTCGGCCGTGGTTCTCTGGCCGGTTCGGGATCGTCTTTGGCTCCTACGAGGTTGGAGATGCTTGCCGCTATCGATCGCCAAAAAGGTTGCTCAGGCTCTTGCTTGGTGGCAGTCGGCTTCGTCTCAGGCTGTTTCTGCGGCTGCGGCTGCGGCGCGGGGCTGTCTGGTTTCGTCCGGGTGGTGTATTCCTCCCAAGCGGCCAATAGCGCATCCTCATCTCGAGGCTCCGGGCGCGTTTCTGTTGGCTTCGCTGGCGATACCGGCTCCACCCTTGCTGCCGGTGGTGTCGCTGGAGGCGTTGGCGTCGGAGGCTCCACCCTTGCTGCCGGTGGTGTCGCTGGAGGCGTTGGCGTCGGAGGCTCCACCCTTGCTGCCGGTGGTGGCGCTGGAGGCGTTGCGTTTGGTCGCAGGGGAGTTAGCAGTTTCGCGGCTGCGACAACGCCATTAAACACTTTCTGCGACTCGGCAATCGCAGCGAAAAAAGGATGCAGGCTTTCCTTTAAGTGAGATGCGTCGAAGACGATCTTCGTTGCTTCGTGCACGTTCTTGACTAACTCTTTCCGCACATCGCCCTCGGTCGGCCGGCGGACTCTCCTTGCTGCGGTGTGTTCCCGATCGGCCCGCTCGTTTGCCGGGGTGGCACGAGTTTCGGCTACGTTTGCAGGCCGATCGGTTTGCGTTGGTGCGACGGCAGCACGGAGCGGTGGCGCAGGATCCGGACGCGAGGGAGGCGGATTTGGTGCGGCCTCTCGCCTCGCTGGTTCCGCTGTTGCGGTCGACGTTCCCGAGGTGGTTTCGTCGACCAAAACAATTTGAAACTGCGCGCCATCCATTTCACTAGGTAGCAGCCACGAACGAGGCGCTGCTCGTTCCCGCGATGTTCGGATACGCGCGCAGTCTGATTGGAACTTCGCGGAGATCCGGTCCTTGCAACAAAGTTACTGGGAAGTTTTCGTGCAGAATCGTCTGATACAGAGTGATGGTGGCTGGTAGTGGCCCAGGGTTTGTTTCCATCGCGGTCAGCACCAGCGATTTTGCAAAACTGCCGCCGACATCGAGTTTTCCGATTCCAGCAAACGCATAACCCGTGGTGTACGGATTGATGAGCGTCTGAACCGCAGCCGCGTCAAACTCGATGAGGGTCATTTCGACCGTCACCTCCATGCCCATAACGATAGCATCTTGCGCGGTTTCGCCCCATTTATCACCTTGGATAAGCCGCTTCATGAATTGATGCGAGATCCTGTATCCCTCGCGAGTCTGCCCGACCGCGAGCGCGTTCCAGGTTGCTGTGTATCGGCCTGTTACGAATGCCATGTTTATTCTCCTGTATTCCGATTCTTACATCCGGGACAATTAGCCACCTCAAAAGCCTTCGTTGCCGCTTCCAGATTGCTGAAAGTGGCCAAGTACGCGCGGTCTTGGTCGCACGCTATTTTCCATCGCAATCCGCCTTCGCCTTCAATCGGCCCTTTGTTGTCTTGGACGAGCCAATGTGTCAGCACTTGCACACCAACGAACGGCGGCTTGTTCGCGCCGCACCTTGGGCAGGCAAATCGATCGTGGTCTACGGCAAACGAAAAGTAATCGTTCGTGTGCGGGTTCGGCTTGCAGTCTGGATTCAGACAGTAGCCCATCACTTGCTGTTTGGTCGTCCGATCGTGCGGGATGCTGATGCCACTCATACCGCCTCCAATCTGCGGATCCGGCCAAGCGTAATGCCTCGCGTCACTCCCGCCATAACGTCGGAGCCACTTGCCGACGCTTGCGACGACGCGCCATACGTATCGACCGCCACGCCGCGAACTCGCGAATCGATCGCGATTAGTCGCAGATAGCCGACAAACGGTCCTGCGGTCGGTGTGATAGCTGCAAGAATCTGATTAGCTCGCGCAGTGATCGAGGCTTTCCAGTCGACCGAGTAAACCACCTTGTCAAGCAGTGCGTTGACGCCTGAAAGCTGATCGAGATAGAGCGTGCGGCGTTTGTCTCGAGGGACAGCCCGCGATCGCACAAACACACTGACGCGACATCCGTACTCCACATCGCGAGTCGTTCCGCTCGACTGGTGTACGTTGCCAAGGCTGATGCTGGCTGGAACAATCGACACATGCAGATCGCCTGCTGTCTGTGGTACAAAATCCTCGTCGGATTCGATCGTACACTGGTCGTCGGTCAAGCCCAGCGCGGTCTTTACCGCCTCCTGGACTGCTTGAAGTAGGCATGGTTCCGCGCTAAGCACCTCGAGCCCCCTCACTGACGGCTCGCGTCAATCCGGCTGCCAAGGCACGCTCCAACGCGCCCAACCATCGCTCAAGCCACACTTGCGGGCACTTTTTCGGCAAGAAGGGACGTGCTGGCAGTTTCCGCTTTGGCGCGCCCCAGTTGTGCGCTGCGGCGTATTTGACGTTGGTTCCAACAATTACACCGTTGGCGATCGTTTTGAAAATCTGCCCGCCATCGGCATCGGGCTGCGGTGGTCGATAGGAAACACCATCGCTACCCAGTTCTCCGGGAGACAGCGAATTTAGCAAAACGCCTGTATCGCGCAGGATTTCATGCGGGCGATTCCCGTAAACCTGGAGTTTGGTTTTTCCGCCCTCGGCCTTGATGCGATTCCATGCCATGCCCGCCGCGATCGACTTGGCTGTTTCTGGATCGTACTTGGTGATGAGCCATGCTAGATTGCGACGAAAATACAGTCTCCATTGCCGAAGCTGCGCGGCCGACAACAGCCCGGTTCCGACTGGGGCGTGTCGATGTCCACGACCTAGCCCAGCCGCCTGCTTGAGTTGAGTCTTTTCCCCTGGTCCAAATCGCCGGGAGTAGGCTAACGTCGCAGGCTTCAGGGGAGCCCATTTCACGCCATCTTCGCCGACACCCCCTCGAGCCTTGCGAACGAAGTCCGCGTGAATATCCGAAAGTGCAGCAAACCCTAGTGCGGTAAAAACACCTCTAGCCGTGTTTGCTACGTCGGGAGCTTGCCCGACCAACGCAGCGTGAACACGGCGCACCATCGCCGCTGCTTGATGTTTGTCGCCTCGGAAATATGCCCTAGTAGTAGCCAACGCGGGTAATCTCCGTGTCTTGTGGGCGTTCCTTGGGCATGTTGGTTGAATTGATCGCGACCCGCTGTTGCCGCCGTGCGTACCGGCGATCGATGTGCATGTTGCTAAACATCGGGACGTTGATTCCCTTGAGCCGAACGCCTGGGATCCGCATCTCGTCGCGCATGATGAGCGGTAGCTTTTCGACGATCCGCTGGTACTCAGCGACCAAAGACTCAGGGACCGGGTTTCCCCGGCGTTCGCACAGATAGACAGCCGACAACACCACGCACCATTGACGCAGCATCCGGTTGGTCTTTACCCCCTCTTCCTCGTAGCGGCGTAGCACGTAGAGGTTGATTTCGTCGGTGGCTTGGGCAATGCAGTCCTCGAGCGTGGCATCTGAACCACGCAGATCATGCGCAGCGAACGCTGCTACCCCAGTGTCCCCAAAGAAGTTGGTCACGTCTTCGGGAGTCGCATAATTCCAAGTAATTGCCACCGCTACTCCGTTTCATCGCGAACTAGAACACCACGGTTCCAATTGCGAGGTTCATTGGGACTTGGTGAAGCATCAAAGCGTTGTCCAAGACAAACAGTTCGGTGCTGGTTGGGTTGCTGATTTCGCGCGACCATGCCGACAGGCCGAATCGCTCGGTCTTGGGTCCGCCGTCGTACTCTGCGACGGGCTCACCCGCGATATAGCACTCGATGTCCGATCCGCCTGTCACGGTGTCTGACGCGACAAAGAACGCGGTGTTCGCAGGGACGTGCGGTGTCCAAACTTCTGACCCCGGCTCCCCGATCTCGAGACCTTCGTCGGTGATGCACCACTCGCACCACGGCATGAAGGACAACCGAGCCTTGAAATTTTGGACCGGCTTCCCGTCTGGGCCGCTCGCTGTCTCTTTCGAAATGATCTCGTAAGGCTGATTCGCCGTACCGTGTGCCTCTTGCACTGCGTCGTTTTTCAGCACCAGTGACCAGACTTGCGAGGTGGTCACAATTTTTGCAAGCCCTGATCCCGTCAACCGCTGAAAGGCTGCATGGATCGAATAGAGGTTGCTCGGAATGTCGGCAGACGCCGTGGTGGCCCACGATGTTGCAAGAATGTTTCCACCGCCTGTCATGTTCAACTGGCTCTTGTTTCCTGCGGGTACTCGCGTTTGAAGTTGCCCGGCCGCGCCGGAACTGGAGTAAGTCCAATACCACGAATCGCCGACAATCTTGTAGTACAGGCTGTCACGCAGCATCCCGACCAGCATCGCGGTTCGCCAGTTGGCTGCAAGTTGCGCGAGGTACCCAGTCTGCATCTGGATCATCTTTGCGCCTGCTTTGTCGCGCGTAGCTGGATCGTCAATGCGTCCAATGTTGTTGACTTGCTCGGCCAGGAGCGGGATCGAACTGTGCATTCGCGGGTACTCGAACGGTACGCGGGAGGCAATCTGCATTTGCATTCGCCCAGCAGCCGTTCCGGGCGCTCGCCCCTGCGCTGTTTTCAAAGTGTTGTTAAAAATGTGGTACGCTCCCAAACGCCCATGACCCATGTTCGTCTCGTTTGGTCCGCCGGGCTGCACACCAAATTCTTTGAGCAGAGATCCAGACGCCTCAACTCGTTGGCTGATAACCTTGGTGAGTACCTGCGGTTTGAAAATATCCTGGAAAATGTTCGGCATCTTCTAATCCTTGGTGCCACCCTCGGAAGAAGAAAATCGTGGTTTGGAGCCTAGCTACTAGGCTGGCAATTCATCATCGAAAATGAAGCACCTGCCGACAGCCTTCAGTGCCGTCCTCGCAGCCGCTTCATTGGTGTGCCCAACAAACGCAGCGCCTTGGATGAGCAACTGCGAAGCGCGGATGTCACCCGACACAAGGATCCGCACGGTCTGGTCTTCGTTGTTGCCCGAATCGTCAACGACTCGAACGTCGTCGAGGAGAATTCCGACTGGCGTTTGGCTACCGTCAGACGCTCCCGCGTTGTACTGGGCAAGTTTTTTGGAAGCAGTGATCTGTCCGAGCACCATTCCCCCTCGCAGCGTGGTGGTTGGCGTGTTGACGGCATCTCGCGCGGTTCCTGCGAGAATGCGAGTGACGATAGTAGCGCGAACGCGGCCATCAGAAACGAATAAAATCGGACGGGTTGCGAGTGCATCGGTGACTGTTCCTACTCCAAGAGCCATGGTTTACTTCCTCGGTGCCACCCTCAGAAGAATTGTGAGTTAGTTGCCGTTTATGAGTTTGAGAAGGTACGCTTCGCGTTCAGGTGTCAGAACCTCCGGATTCTTCGGTTCCGCTACGCTCATCCGAGCCAGCTTGGACCCCCCTCCAGAGCGAAACGTCGCCGTCTTGAACGTGCCAACTGGGATGACTTTCCGCGAATCCATGAAGCGTTCCACGTCTCCGGTTTTCGGTTTGCTGTACGCATCGAGCGAGAGTCGCTGGGCAGCGACCCGAGCAGCGTACAAACTGAACTCCTCATCGAGAATTTTTCCTTGGTCTCGCAGCGATTCGAGTTGTCCGAGCAGTTCTCGGTGATACGCTCGCTCGGCGTAGGCTCGAGAGTTGCGGACGATAGCGGACATGGTTTGGATCTCAGGAGAGACAGCCACGGTCCCATTGTCAGGGTTGCCGCCACCCTGCCCGCCGTTGCCGAGCACCATGCGAATGTTGTCGACGATATTCGCGGCGCTTGTGTCTTCGGGGAGTTGCACTCCGACTTCCTGCATCACGTCGACGATCATCTTGACGATGGAGTCGGCATCACTACCGCCATCATTCATCTCATTTCCGGGAGGGGCTGCGGGAGCCGCCATGTTGGTATCGGAAGCCATGTCCATGCGAAGCACCTTGGGAGTAAAAATGGTTGGTTTGATCCCCATCCGAATGCCGCATCCCATTAAGGCTGGGATTGCTGCATCGACTTCGGCTGGTAGAAATGGGCCTTGGGAATGATCGACCGGGTAATCGACCAAATCGACACTCGTAATCACGTCCGCGTAACTGTTCCCATGTCCGTCCATGAACTCAGGAAAAATCACCGGCGACACATAGACCGAGTTGGCTTCCACCTTTTCGATGGCGCTCGGGGTCAGGATCTCCACGGTGATCTCGGCGGATCTTCCGTCCGGTGTCACCTTAAAGTCGACCATGCGCCCTTCGGTGTTGTGTGCGCCGCGAGTGTCGCGACGTGTCAGGGAGTCCATGGCGATCGGAGAGAGCATTTCGACATCATCGAGTTCCGCATGGTTCCAGTGCATCGGAACCGCGTAGCCTGCATCCTTCAACCGCTGGAACTGGTCTTCCCAATGGCGCAGCCGATCGGAAGTAACCGTGACGGACCCATCTCCGCTCTGGTACTCGTTGACCGACAGAACCGCTTTACGGAACACCTTGCCCATGGGGGAAGGTTAGACCGCGACACAGAACGCACCAAACCGTCTGTGACGCTGCTTGCGCTGCTTGCGAAAAAGTTACCTATTTATTCGTCCCGCAGATACTCCGGTTCCCCGTTCTCGAAAATCTCGGTGCGGATCCGGTCGACCGTGCTTTGGCGGACCCGCCTTCGCCCGCCTGGAAGTCGGCAATACGCCAGCCGCCCCGTATCGGCCCACTGTGCTACCGCGCTCCGCGTCACTCCGAGTTGCGTTCCTGCTTCGCTGAAAGTGAGCAGTGCATCCTCCGAGTGCGTCTTGAGCGCTCGAATCTTGCGTTCCTTGTCGGTCATTTTGTGCCGTGCCTCCCTTGGATGATGCCTCCCCATTGCTGGGCTTGAAGCTCCTTTGAAACGTAAACCGCATACGATGTGCCGTCGATCTGGTCGGATACCTCGTCTGGTCGCCCCTGCCATGCCGTGTGCTCAATGAGGTAATCTCTCACCCACTTTTCGCCGGTCGCCGGTATCCGGACCAAGCCGTCCTCAACGCGCGAGATTGCCCCCGCTGCGACCGCTCGCTCAAGTTTTGCCCCTCGGTGGTTCTCTGCCATGCCGGGGATTTTGGGTCCGATGAGACGTGTTTTGCGTCCCTTGATTTCCTTGGCTGCGACAGGTCCGAAGTGAGCGTTCTCAATGTAGACGACCGGGACGTTCATCGACTGCAAATGATCGTTGAACCGGCTAATCATTTCCGGCCACTCGGCCTGGATTCGGCAAGTCGATCGCAGGAACATCATGTGGGCGGGGCGGAAGTAGTCCCACACCTGGACTACCGACCAGGACGGCTCCTTGCCCCTATCCTGCTCTGCTCGTTCCCTCGAGGTTCCCGCAGTGTCGATCACCGCGAACCGTCGCATCCGACCTGGATCGATCTCGAGCACGTCTCCATGGTGCATCGCCTGGATTTTGCCATCGGGCAGGACGTTGTACGTCAAGAACCAATCGCGATCGTAGATCCCAGCCGCTTGGTAAAGCCAGTTCCCACCGAGCAGCGCTTCCCGCTCCACTCGAGGGAGCGCCGCTAGTCGATCCGCGTAATCGGGATCCTTCGCCAAGAGTGCCGGATTGTCTTGGAGGGTGGCTGGGACGAAGGTGAACGATAGCGGCTTGGAGCCGCGTCCCAACAGTTCCTCTCGCGTATCCGCCCACAGTAGCGAGTCGTCAGCCGCCCGGCAGAAGTACCGCATCACACCGGAGCGCTCCGGGATTGCCGTGCCCAATACGGGATCGATCCACCATTCCAAGAGGCTTGCTACCCACGTTCCCGGTTCCGGGTTGCATGTGGCGCGGATGTAGGGATCAATGGTACCCATGGACCTAGCTCGCGAGACCAGATACCAGAACTGCCCGCTCGAGAAATGCGTCAGTTCGTCCCATCCGATGAACGCGATCTCAGTACCCTGCCATTGCAGCTTGTCTTGTTCGTGTTCCATGTGGCTGAAAATGATGCGGGCTCCACTCGGAAACTTGCAATCCATCGAGGCGCTGCGCATCCGACCGCCGAATAGCGGGTACAGTTCGCAGGCTTTGTCCCACAACCCCTGCGCTGCGGTGATCTGCTTGTACGTCTTGCGAAATATAACGGGAGCCCAGTGCGGATCGTCTATACCTCGGAGAGCATCGAGCAAAAGCGCGTAGGTCTTCCCGCCACCAGCCGCACCGCCATAGATTGCGATGTCCGCGCTGGTCCGCAGTATCTGGTCTTGCGGGCCGGGTTGAGGTCCAATTTCGATCGATGTTGCGTCCGCTATCATATGCAAGTGGTGGTATTGTTGATCGGCTGCGAGAAGTCGAGGATGCCAGTAGCAATGATCCAGTGCGCTTCGGGCGAAGTGTCGCAGCGTTTGATGTCAAAATAGAAACGTCCAGACGCTAAAGCCGATAGCGATCGGGCGTTCATGGTCAATTTCACTTGGCGGATCGGGTTCCCACCAGCACTCACACCTACGAGCGCCGCATCGCCCGCAACAAAACTGCCGCCCGTTGGGATCCGGAGTCCGAACGAGGAATCGACCTGGATAGCGATCGTGTTCTGCGCACCTGTGACGGTCGGCTTCGCCGTAAACACCAAGCGCCCAGTCGCGTTCTTGGCGTTGGCGTTGATGGTGAAAACAATTTCATTGTCAACTTTTAGATACTGCGAAAACGCTCCAATATACATCGGCCCAAGCGATTCCCGCTCAGAGACCGTGACGAGCGGTGTTGCTACGCCTGCGCTCCCGCTAACGGAACTCGACAGAGCAAATCGCCCGAGTATGTTGGACAGGATTGAGGCGGAAACCGAATCCGAAAGCGCAGTGAGCGTGTCTCGCGTGTATCGCGAATGCTCGACGGGAATAACCTGGATATTGGCCGTGGTGGACTCCGGGAAAAAGTCCACAGTAGCCCCGTTGTTTTCCGTCTGCTGTACGTCGAAGAGGTAGTACCCATCCTCTAGTTCGACTGGGTTTGTGTCGTTCAGCGCGGTTCGTGCGCCGTTGTCTAAAGAGAAACGACACGTAATGTTCGCCGCATCGCCCAGTTGTGGCTGCGAGGTGTTGCGGTTGAAGGCGAATACCTTCACGTTTGCGTTTGTGTTTCGGTACATCAATCCACTCCTGTCATCATGGCATAGAACAATTGGCTATTTCGCGGTGGCGGCACAGAGGCGCTCGTAGAGACGACTACCGGCCCTAAAGTCTTCGCGACGGACCCAACCTTGCCCGGTGCTACTACTGCACTTGATGCGATCGCTATCGACGCAAGGGTGCGAGTGAGGGAGGCCGATGGACCGTTAGCAACTACTGCTGTCGAGCCGACAGTATCGGATCCCAGGGTTCGCAATAGAACTCCTCTAGGGTCCGTCGTCACAATTGCCGACGCGGATCCAGTGGTGGCTTCCAGTGTCTTTGCGAGAGTTGCCGTGCTTGCGCCGAAAACGCTTGCAGTCGACGCCGCAGACAGTCCATCCAGAGCGATTGCGAGCCCGGAGGATGCACCGTACTGACCGCTGGAGATTCCTGTAGCTGCCTCGAGCATCGCGTTCGTCGCAGCCGTCGTGCCATCGGCCCGCGTAGCACCTGCGGACAGGCCGCAGGATTCCAGCGTTTTTTGAAGAATCGCGCCTGCGACAACTCCTTGCGAGGTTGCTTGCGCTGCCCCAAGATTGACTGCTAGAGTAGCCGTAACTCCTGGGATCGCTACAAGTGGTACGCGGTTACGCAGTGGCATTGCTAATCCCCCAGCAACGGGGGGCGATTTCGGAACGGATGTGCGCCCCCCAGTGCATTAGGAAACCCGTTCGACCATGCCATGATCGCCTCGGCTAGCATGGTTTCACTGGCAGACAGTTCACGGGTGAAAAAAGCGACCTCAAAGTAGTCGCAGTTGCCGAGAAAGGATACTGTGACATCTTCGCTGGAGTAGCTGCTGGAAATTGTTTGACTGCTATTGGCAATCCGAAACGTCGCGGGGTTGTCGCCATCCGCGCGAATTGATGCGACATACGGACGATTGTTGTCAATACTTACGGATTGCGTTACCCCTCCATAACTGCCGATTGCCTGCGGCGTGGTGCTGTAGCCAACTCGCACGAATTCGTTTTGCCCAGAGCTAATATCTTCGACGCGCGCTGCTGGGCCTTGGTTGGCGGCAGACCACCACAGAACGATTAGAGAGCACGGGCCTGCCTGCGGGATAGTCGATGTTCCAAGACTCGTACTGGATGCCGTATTGGATCGAATTGCATTCTGACCGGCAGTCGTTACTAGAGCGGGGCTGTTTCCCGGGGAAGGCGACGTGAACTTGTATGGTGCGCCCGTTTCGATCGATGAGATTTTTCCGGATCCATCGGTACGAACCACTCCCGGTCGAGCGTGCGCCCAGGCGGCTGGCCTCAATCGCAACATCGGCATTACTCGTTGTTGCAGATTAGCATCGGAGTTCACATCGCCGGATCGCATTACGTTACATCCTCATTAAATGGACGAACGTACATTTCGTTCCCGCTAGCAGCAAAAGCAACGCCTGAATTATTGACCACGGAAAACCGAAGCGAGAATGGGTAAAGCCGAACCAGGGGGATGATAACCACCTTGGCAGACGCCCCACTATTCAGCGTCACTGGGTACAAATCTCCTGCGGCCCTATCAGCGGTGTCTGTGCCATCATTCATCGTTACTCGGAGCGAGATCGTTCCAGCGGTCGATGGAGTGATCGAACCAAGCTTGATAGCCACCGCTCCGTATAGATCGCGTTGTGTTGAATTGTCGTAAGTGACAACCGATGACTCACCAGTATTTGCTAGGGAGTTGAGTGTTGTTCCGGCAAAGTTGGAGCTTCTTGTTCCTGGCGTGGCCCATTTTGCGACAGCCATGATCCATCCTCATTCTTAAATTGGTGGCAGATACAAGATTCGTGACATTGATTTCGGTGGCAAGCGCAATACTCGTCGCAAGGATTGCATTCACAAGGCGGCTTGCATCGTTTGCAGCATGGCGCGGAATCGCAGCCGAGTATCGCGAGCAGGCATAAAAGACCCGCCCATTTTGCGATTTTCATCAATTGTCCTCCTTCGATCGCGTCCGCCCGTTGTCAGGCAGTCGCAGAATTACCGTTCTAGGACTCGATAGCGACTCGCTTTCGATCTGGATCTCCTTGCCCCACCCTCTCGCCTTACCCTTGCGCTCGAGGAACCACATAGTTACCTTTAGGTTTCCCGAGGCGATCGCCGCTAGAATGTTTTTCTCCGCTTGGTCGATCGACAGGTGCAGCGCCTCATCGAACGCCTCTTGCAGCCATGCGTGCGCTTTCCGGTGCTTCGTGACGTGTTGTCGCGAGACACCAAGCCGCGCCGCGATCGCGTTTACAACACCAGCGCTCTCGGCCACCGCCGCAAGCCATTGCTCCCGTGATATTTTCTTGGGTTTTGCCACCTTACACCTCAATTGCGGATTCATCGCCGATGCGGATCTCATAATTTAGAGCGCTGGCAGAAATCAGCCGGTAGTCACGTTTTGAAACGTACAGCAACGGAAACCGAACCGGGGGAAGGAAATACTGCAGCGAAAACGGTCCAACAGCATCGAGAGCGGAAGTGCCGTTGATGGCGATCGCGTACAGGACTGCCCCTTCAAGGGATCTTGCCACAGTGGCCACTGGCTGCGATTGCACGCTCGCCGTAGCAATCACGGCAGTATCCGACAAAGCCCTTGATACGCTTCCAACCATGCCAGCAGTCACGGTTGCTGTCGACGAGGAGACCGCAGGCGACAACACCGACAAAACCGCACCTTGTGGCGGATTCGCGACAGCCGCACCGCTGGTCACTGTGACTGCCCCCAGGGTTGCGACGGTTGTGGCTGTTGGGCCATCCTGGGTAATTGCAGAGCTAGCGACAGTGGCCGCGTTAAGCGTGGTTGTGACGGTTGCCGCTGGTCCGTTGGCGATCAATACCGCGCTCGTCGCGGTCGCCTCGCCTAGCGTGAGGGTAACAGTGCCGGTAAAGCCCGACGACACGGTTGCCAATCCGCTGGCAGTGACCGCATTTAGCGTGTTTACCACCGTCCCCGTTGGCGGCGAGGTCAGGGATCCGCTTGCAGAGACGGTAGCTTCACCAAGTGTTGCGCTGAGAGTTGCGGTTGGGCCGTTGGCGATCGTCGCGTTGCTGCTCAGCGATGCAGCGCCGAGAGTGCTGATTACTGTGCCAGTGGCACCGCTCCCTGTGCTTGCCGTGCTACTTACTGTCGCAGTGCCAAGGGTGCTCCCGAGCGTTGCTTGGGGGCTATCGACTCTGCTTGCCGTGCTGACGACCGAGCAAGCCCCCAAGACAGCCGCTACGCTCGCTGCCGATCCAGCGGGTGCAGATTGTTGACTGAGAAGGGTTAAAAGCATGTCTCACCTAGAGCGTGTTGATCTGCCCCAGCGTCGACTCCGTTTCCGCAATCTCCGAATCAAGTTCCGAGACTCGCATCAAATCGCCGATTGTCACTGCGTGCGCTCTCGCTTGCGACAACGTCACCAGCCGATTTTGTAGCAGCAATTTAATTGCATTAAGCGTCACGATTGCACCTCAGATTAACGGAATCAGTTCTTGACAAATTGTGGAAGCCATCGCTTGCAACAGCACGCAATCGTACTTGTCCGTTCCGTCGATCACGGCATACGCTGCCATGCGCGCCCCCAACGCGGCAGTACCAGCCTGAATGAAATCGGTCGAAACAGTTGGTGAGAGAACGCGATTAGCCGCGTCAAATCTAAACATCATGGAAAGCGTCGACGCGGTGTATAGGTTGAGGTAGGTATAGCGCCCACCGTTCGCGAAGGGGCTAGGAGTGCCAGTCGTACCAGTAGTGAAACTTAATCCTACTGGGGATCCATCGTAAGTTATCGCACCAGTCCAAGTGCCTGTGATCGATCCGGCGATGTCCAGCACATCGAGCGTACCTGTCGCCCCACCTCGAAAAAAATAATTGAACGAATGCCGCACCACACGCCCCGCGTCCACAGTAATCCCCCAACACGGAGCCCAGAGACATCCCGCACCGTTTGCTGCCGGAGCCGCACCAAAATAGGTAGTGCTCCATGCGTCTGCCGCGATACTGTTCGTTCCGTTGTTGATCGTCGCGTCCGTGTAGTTGTAGGTGTAGGTGGTTGTGTTCGCCGTGGTTCGGAGAATAACGACGTTTGGTTGCTCAATTAAGAATCTTGCTGAGGAACTCGGCTGCGTAGTCCAGGCTGATCCGAGCGTGTAAACGGCGCTCGGTCCTGCGGTGTGTGATGCGATGATTCGCCGCTGGCCGACCGAGCCAGGAGTCGTCGGATCTGCGACGATCCTGATCTGGAAATTGCGGTACTCGTTTATGGCGACGATGGCATCACCAAGCGTTGCCTGACCAGTAATGGTCGACGCACCGCTAGCCGTAGCCAACAGCGCGTTGAGACCCGTGTCGTAGAGCGTTGCGCCCTTTATCATTCCCTCTCCAGGAGCGTTTGCTGCGGGAACGTGCAGTTCGTCGAGGACGATCGCCGCAGAATCGGTCGATAGCGTTGCGGGCAAGTTAGCGATCGCGCGGTTGGCGAACGTATTGCTCGCGACTTCGAACGAACGAAACGCACCGGCTGCGAGGGTGCCTGATCCGAGCATGAACAGACGCCCGCTGAGCAGTTCGTAGCGTGCTCCAGTCGCGGGCGTGAAACTGAACGCGGCATCAACCCAAATCTGTGGCGTTGTGCTTGCTGTGTTCGCAACAATCCATCGTTCCTCGGTTTTTCCTGCCACCGTATCAATCAAGCGAATCCGGAACCCAAACTGCCCCGATCCGCCGCGATTCGCGAGCATGTTTGCACCAACCGCCGTCGGAAGCGCTGTCGACAGAGTAAAGCTCGTAGTCGTCGCCCCGGCTGCGATCGTACCGACCGCGCTGAAACTTGGCGCGAACCAGGATGTTGCTCCAGCGCCATACGTTCCCGCAGTGAGCGGAGTCGCGCTCACTCGCTGCCACGCTTTGCTGATGATATTGAAGCGATCCAGCGCGCTGTTGCCTGACAATTGATAGACGAACGGATTTCGCGTGTTGTCGTTGCGCAGATCACAGGCGAACCCTTGCGCGGTGGCGGAAGCGACAGGCGCAGGCGTAACCTGGGCCCAAAGTTGTCGGTCTACGACTTGCTTGAATACGTTTGGCATGATGTTTCCTAAGTGATGAGCGCCCGGTGGCAAATGCGCCACGCCTCAAGGTTGGTCGCGTTGATGAGCATCGAGCCGTTACGCCCATCGATGTTAGTTACCCCAGTAACGGTGGTAATCGTTCCCGCAGTAATGTTGGAAACGGTGGTAATTGTTCCCGCAGAAATGCTGGACACTGTCACGGTCCCGGACTCAATCACGGCAGTGCTTCGTTGCCTACCGAGCGATCGGTCATATCCAACCGGGCTTGTCAGGATTTGCAGAATTCTCTGATTGACGCTTCTAGGGCTACCAACTTCCTGAATCGGTAACGGGTTTTGCTCGCTAATGTCCGACATCAGCTTCGCGTCATCTGCGCCTACGAACGTCGCTAAGCCGACGATCTGCGAGTGCATGAGTTCGCCTGAGTACGTGACTTCTCGCGAAGCGATTTTTCTGCCCGAACCCTCTGTGTAGCCTGTACCGTCTGGCATTTTTTAGGCATTCCCGTCCGAAAAAGTAAACGTCGATACGGTAAAGCTCTGCCCAGCCGTAACCGACGCATTGGGGGAAATTTCCATGTCTCCACCACCGCCGGTCGAAGAACACGTACCTTGTATATGCGTTGTTGCTCCGGCCTTCACGCGAAAATGGCCTGCCGTGCCAGTCGCGTCGGCGGACAAATCTTGCCAAGTGCCGCTGATTGCCTTGCTGCCGGAAGCCGCCGCAGCCATCCAATCGGATGGGAGCGTAAGCGTTGCGACCACAGTGCCGGTGTCCGCTGCGGCGCAGTTGGCCGGAGGCGTGCCGGTGCGGATCTCGAGCGTTGGGGCTGTCCCGATGGTTGTCTCGACTTGGTCAAGCCGAGCGTTGCGCACGGTAGTTGAAAACTGAATAGCCATTGAAAAACTCCTATCTGGTTACTTCACGGGAAAGAATCAGCACACCTTCTTGGATTCGATCGACTGTTCCGTCTGGCTTCGTCCATTCGATGTCGTACACATATTTCGACTCCGGGTCAGACTCGGACTCCCCAGCAAGCATTGCGGACGAAATTGCACGCGGCAACAAATACGTCACTGTGTTTCCTGCAATGTCAAAGCTGAACGTCGCCGCAAGGGTCGTCGCTTGCTTGGATTTGCGGATATGACCTTGAAACGCAGAGCCTGCCAGCGCGACGGTAGACCCGTTTGCATCTTTGATCTGAAACGAGGCGGACCAGTCCGAACCCTGTTTGACGTAGATCGTTTGTCTGCCTGCTTTGGTTCCGAGGGTCACGGCACTTCCTCACGCTTCGACATCGTGTCGATGTCTTTGCGTATCCCTTTAAGCTGCTCGCTGATCGTGTCCATCGATTTTGCGGTTAGCTCGAGGGATTCGGTAGTTGCCTTCATGAATATGCCGATACTGTTGAGGTGCGCAATAAACGCATCTTTTAGCGGCGTAATCGCATTTACTGCGAGCCAACCCGCAGTGCGCCATATGGCGATTCCTCCTGCGATCACGATTACAACTGCCAGTCCGTTATTGGCGACCCATTGCGCGATTTCAGTCATTTGCCGCCTGCGATTCGGTACGTGTCGAGGTTAAGTTTGCCAGCCACCCTCATCCACTTTTCGCCGTCCCAAACGTCCCAGTAAGGCGCTGGCTGCGATGTCATCGACGTTTCGCGCCGAACCACCCATCCTGCTTTTCGCCATGCCTCAGAGTCGTCGCGCCACCATTTCTCGCATGGTTCGCAGCCTTGGATCGAATACAAAACCACTGTCGGCTTCATGGCGACTTTCGCAGCCCCACTCCGCTCTTGCTGTTGCGCTCGAAACACCTCGAGTTGCTCGATGCGACTCTCAAAACCGAACCACCTTTTTTCGCCATCCGCAAATCGATCGATCCATCGATCCACCTTCTCGAGCCGATCCTGGACAGCGCGGTAAACACGGTAGCCCTGATACGCACACCAGCACCCGCCGATCACAGCGAACAGCAGCGTCACCGTTTGAATCGCCTGGAGCAGCCGAGTCATGCGCTGGGCTCCGCGATGGGAGGATTGACCCCTTGAGGATCATCAGTCGTCGATCGTATGAGGTAGAAGGCATGGTGTCTCGACGGGCTGCGGAAGTGCCGCGACCATGAAAGCCACCCTCGCCCCTCATGTCCGTATCTCATACCCCAAGAATTGAACATCCAAAATTCAAACTCTTTCCCGGTCCATCGGATGTCATCGACGCCTACCGCGTGATTTCCCGGCCCATCGGTCGGGTACACGCTTCCATCGGCCTCCAGCACCATGAATGCGTTGGTAACATGAACAGCAACCACGCCTACGAATCCCGCACAGAGACCGGCCTCCAATTCGTCCGAGGTGTCGACTCGATAGCACTCGATTGCCCTGAACCTCGGCATTGCTTGTCTCGCTTCTTCGGAGATGCGACCCCATAGGTATTCCTGATGCGGCACCATGGATTCGGGTGGCACACCGCGTTCGGTGATCGCCTTCATTCCATCGTCGAGCATTGAGCCAGCATCCCGCCCGCCGTTTATTTGTGCGTACAGTCCTTCGCCGCTCAAAGGGATGTGCCGCATCCCTCGCTTCACCCGAGCCCGCTCGAGTGCCTTCGCTCCCGCGTAACCGTTGCAGGATCCCCTTCCGCCTTGGCTCTTGATGAAAATTGAGTTGGGGAACCAGAGCGTTGCGCCCATCCGCTTCGGATCATTCAAGAGATCCAGCTTTTGCTCCCGCGTGAACATTGGCTGCGAGTCTGCGTATGCCGGGAATGTTTCCGGCCTGCGCTCCGGCACAAGGCACCCTAACGGGAACAGATTTCCTTCGATTTCGATATATGGAAGTTCGCTCACAGCCGCACCTCCCGCTTCACGATCTCATCGATCCCAGCGACCGTTCCCGGCAAGCTCGTCGCCTCGAGCACTTTTCCGTCCGGTGCCAAGATCAACAGTGCAGGCAATCCCTCGCGCATTGCAGCCGCCGCGTAGCTTTTGGCGTCGGGCGAATCGACATCGTAGAACCGCCACTGGACGCCTCGCTTCTCGAGATCGCGCCAGTATGCCCCGTCCGCCATCACCCGCGCCACCGCTGGATTTCTCTCGCTCGTCTCCTCAACGACGATGACCCAAGCGCCATCAACCGGCGTTGTATTGAAAGGGTCGACCGATGGGGACAATCGGTCGACCCAAGGAGCGATCAGCAGCAAGAACCCACCCCCTGCCAAGCAGAGAGCGGGCCAAAGGGATCGCCCCGGTTTCATTTCGCGTCACGCTGCGCAAAAATTGCAGCAACCACCGCCGCAATTGCGTCCTGCCCTGCTTTGTTGTTCGTCGCCTCGAAGTAGGACATCAGCGCATCAGCGTTCTGGAGCGGCTCTGCGCGACTTGGTGATGGTTCAGGCAGGGACATCGAGGATATATATTTCGCCAGATCGAAACTCTCGGCATCGACAGCCTTGAGTATTTGCTTGGCTGGCTTGGAAAACCAAGTCATCGCTGCCCACACAGCGCCCACAAGGAACACGAATCCGCCCACTATCGAGGTGATCGCTGCGATCATCAGTCATCCTCCTCGGGGTGATCTAGGGGGTGCGTCTGCGCCTTCCCGAACTCAAAATCGAAGTTCTCCGGAAAAACCGGATCCTTGATGGCCGACGGCTGATTGGTGCTTGAAGCCATCCAGATCTGAAACAGTATCAAACACAGTTTGACGACCAGAGCGATCTGCCAAGAGTTCAAACCGCGCAGTCGATCATCACTGCGCACGAAGTGCTCGAAGCGATCCGGCGAACCGCAGGCATTTTCAAACGCCTTACAGGCGACAGCCCAAACGGTTTCTCGATCCAACAAAGCAGCCATGGCTGGTCCCCGAAAGTTTCCGCCGCGCGCGAGTCACCCTTGAACGCACGGTGGGATCCTACCAGAGGAAACCGGCTACTCTGCGTCTTCTATGCCTTCCTGATCGCCAATGATCGCCAATGAGCGCCACCATCGATGGACTTGCTCAGAAGTCCAGTACCAGCGATTGTTGGGATTCTTGATTCGGGGATTCGGCAACAATCCTCGCCGCTTCCATCGTCGCATGGTCACGTAGCTGACACCAACTGCGACCGCGAATTGTTTTAGGTCAAGTAATCTTGGCTTCATGCTTTTTTCTCTCCAGGTCGCAGGCAAGGCAACTCCTAGTCCGCAGTTTCGCTCCGCAGCCCGAGCATCGCTTTGCGTTCGTGTTTTCGCGAAGAATTTGACGCTCCACGCGAGCCACCTCTAACTTCCACCTCCACTTCCAATACCCTTTGCCGTTTGCGGTCCAGGCTGGCGCGTTAGCTCTTGCAGCCCACCACGAATCGAACATCGACAACAGTCCCTTGTCGCGACCGCTAACGCCTCCGTACCGCATCGCAAATTCGATTCGCTCTCTTGTCTCTGCGTCGATTCCATCCATCGATGATCCCTCAAAACACTTCCCGATTCCAACGCCCCCCCCAACTCAGCATAATCTCGCCGGACATTATCCCCACCTCAGCCGAGTTATTGGCGACATTCTCCCCGGCTCAGCCGAGGTTTCCCCGGTTTTCTCCCCGGCTGAGCCAGGGAGAATCTATCGTTCGTCTGACTACTGCCGGATTTTATTCCGGTTCTCTTTGTGACCGCACGCTTCGCATTTACCGTGCTGGCCAACTTTGTGGGTATCGCATGCACGACACCAAAACAACCCTAACTTTGCCGTTTTGGATTTGCCTCTGTTGCTTGCTTGCCAGTCATACTCAATACCCGACGAACAATCGGATGAACCCAAGTGCTCGTTACTGTCTTCTGCCATTGGTACTTTCCTTTCTCGCACTGGGTTATCCTTTGCGTTCGTCTTAATCCACCAGCCCGGCGCAACACGCTTTTGCAATGTCCGCCATCGCTTTCTGTCTTGTCTCCCCACTAATAGCGTCCTGCTCTGCCCAAATCATGATCTGTATCAGAGCTTGGCGCATCCTAGCAAACCGATACTTCCTACAATCGCAGCCGTGATTATGCGTCACGCATCGCTTCGCCCTTGCCGCCGATACTCTCGACGAACAATCGGATGAACCCAAGTGCTCGGCCTGCTGTTTTTCGTTGTCCATGTTTTCTCCTCGCACTGGGTTATCCTGTGCGTTCGTCTTTCTAACCACCGTACCTACGCCAAACACCGTCTTCGTCTAGTTTAGCCCAGATGCCGTTCCCGAAATCTGGTCCGCCGTCAAACTCCCTCCCGTCTGATCTCTTGGGCGGCATTGTGGATGGACGCTTTCCATTGCCGTCATACGTCGTCCTCTCTGCCGATTCCTCGGCAAGTCGCCCCGACCCGCCGCACATTGGGCAATCATACGTGCCTGGGTCGAACCCAATTTTGACAATCGGGTGATCTGGTCCATACGTTACTTTCCCATTGCCATCGCATTCGCTGCATTTTACCTCGACGATTAACGGCTTTGGTCTTTGCACTGTAGTGCAACTAACAAACAGGAACACAAACAAAGCAATGCACACTGCGTATTTTTTCTTTGCCATAATCACTCCCATAAAGACGAACAAACCGTTGCACCCAAGCCGCCGTAGGTGCGTTGTTGACTTTGGAACCGTTCACCGGCGGCTGGGTGAACGGTAGCGTTATCGTGACGAATCCGCCGCCAGTGTTTGCTCAACCTCTTTATGCATCCGATGCAACAACAAAATCTGATCGCCAAACATGAGGCCACGCAAGACAACCAAGAACGCACCGAGGTTGGTTCTCGCTTCAGGACACAAGCCGCCGCTCAACTCTTGAAGTATTCGGCGCTGCTCATCCATGTCTGGGTGGCAGTCTTGGCATATCGTCCACAATGTCTCTGTCGGATAGTCCCACGGGTCTTTATCGAAAACGTAGTACGTGTGATGCACGTTCAACGTCACGTCATCGCCGTAACAACACATGCACGTAAAATCATCCCGCTCCATTACTTCAAGGCGTTTACGCTGCCATCGCGGGTCTTTTAATTTGTCGCTGTATTTCATATCGCACGATAACAAAGCGGTGAACCGAAACGGACTGTATGAATCGTGTCCAGTTCCGACAACAAGCACAACGACATCTGCGGGCGACTGCACTGCCTGCTTGAACGCTTGCTCATACTTTTCGGTGAAATCCTCGTCAAACGAAAACAGTCTGTGATCGTCCACTTCGCACCGCACTCCC